CTGAGGTGACTTGGCCTGATGCCAGTGGTAAGATGCAAACCCAAAAGATTTCAGATTGGGTGCATTTAAAAAATAAGCATGGTGAGCACATTGATGTCGCTCGTGCTAAAGCGCCTGAGAACACCTTAGGCTTCCGCGGTTTGAAAGAGCAACCAGCTGAGGGCACGGAATGTAACGTGGTCGCTCGCCAAGGCGAGAATGGTACCACTATTGCTCAGGGACGTGTTGTTACGATTGATGACGACATGTTCACTCATTCTGTCTCCACTAATTGTGGAGACTCTGGATGTCCGATTTTTAATGATGCTGGTGTCGTCTTCGGGATTCATATTGGGGCCGCCAACTCCAAAACGGGTTTGAACGTGGGAACGTTCTTGCCCGTGGCAAAAAAACTATTGAGACCGCTCGAGGGGGTCAGACTTGTTAGCCTGCTCTCTGACCTTGCCGAGCGGCCTTGCCCCAGGCTGTTAGACTCAGAACCTTATAAAAACATACAATATATTGGAAAAACTAATCGTTTTTCTTCTTATAAATCATCCTACATACCAAATGAGTCTTTCGCAAGTCATCTTGCAAACATGGGGCCTAATCTACCACAAAACACTTTTTCACCTTCACCAATGAATTATGATATAGAATTACGCCGTTTAGGCATTGTAGATTATTTTACTAAATATTGGAGCGACGATATGCATCGTGAATTTCAAGCTGTGCTACCTCATGTCGCTTCACATTTTTCTCTGGGCCTTACAACCGATCAGAAAGCACCTTTATCTATCCGAGAAACCATTGATAACTTCTTGCGTTTTGAAGAAACAGGTCGTTCCCCTGGTTGGCCCTGGTCCCTTGATTTTCAGACCAAGGCAGATGCGCTAGCTAGTCCAGATGTTGTTGATTACATTGAAACTTATGCTGCTAGTCTTTATACGGAAAAACCACTTTGGTCTTACTTTTCTTTAGCTCTCAAAGATGAGATGCTTAAAAATGAAAAGATTGCTATTGGAGCCACCCGACTTTTCATGGTCGCTCCTCTTGAACATCATATTGCTGCCTATTCTATTTTTGGCCGTTTTTATGACCACTTGGCAGCCACAAACTTCACGGCGTGCACTGTTGGAATACCTTTCCAATACGGTGGATGGTCACACATAATGGGCCGTCTCCGTTTGCCTTATGAAAATTTCTTTGAAGGAGATTTTCGAGATTATGACACGTCACAACACCGCATTTTGTTTCACTATGCGTCACTTATTTTTATAATGATTTTTGGCGGCACTCCTGAACGAGACCGCTTTATTTTCCACCTCTTTGAACAAGCTCTTG